CATGGTCAAGACCAGCAAGATGGTTATGACACCGTATATATTAGACTAACCCAAGAGGATGATGGCTCATGGTTTATGGAAAAAGAATGTGATGAAGAGGTAATTGAATCTGGTTACTTTGAGACATCGCCATTCATTGTATTGCAGTGGACAGGCGTAGCTAATGAAGACTATGGTAGATCACACGTAGAAGATTTGTATGGTGACATCATTACACTAGAGGCATACTCTAGATCTATGGTGCAAGGCATGGCTGCTAGCTCTACATTCTTTATGGGTGTAGATCCTGCTGGACTGACCGAGCTAGATGATTTATCAGAAGCTTCTAATGGTGACTGGGTAGCTGCAAGAATGCAGGATGTGTTTACTATCTCACCCAGTAGCACAATGCAACCACAAAACCAATCATCTCAGGCTTCAGTAGAAATCATGAGAAGAGAAGTAGGCAATGGTTTCTTAATGCAGTCAGCTGCTATGCCTACTGGTGATAGGGTTACAGCTACAGCAGTCAGAGCTATTGGTAACGAACTGGAAACTATTCTTGGTGGTACATTCTCTGCTATTGCTAGAGATCTAATGACACCACTAGTTAAACGAACCATCTATTTAATGATTAAGAATCAAGAGATTGATGAGGGCATGAAACAACAGTTTGATCCTGAAGAAGGGCTGCTTAGTATTGAAATTATCACAGGACTGCAAGCACTAAGCCGAGAAACAGACCTAACTAAGCTGCTACAGCTAGGTGAAATGGTTCGTAACTTACCTGAGTGGGCTAATAAAATGTTTAAGTGGGACGAGTATGGTCGTACTGTAGTCTTATCCTTAGGATTTGATCCCAAGTTATGGGTCAAGTCAGAAGAAGAAGTTAAACAAGAAGAGCAAGCTATGATGCAACAGCAACAACAGATGCAGATGCAGCAAATGGCAGCTCAAGAAATGGCATCTACCGCAGGACAGGCCGCTCGTTCTGATATAGAAAACACAGGCGGTGCTAATATCCCACCTGAAGCTATTAACCAAGCCATGCAAATGTTTGGACAGGGAGGACAATAACCATGCATATCGGAGAACCACTACACACGCTAGATATTATCCTTGATGCAGATCTTGCATCTGGAGATCGTCGTGCGTTGTTAGATACAGCGACTGGAATTCTTAGGGCTAACAAAAATACATTATTAATGAGAGCTAACTATGAAGAACTTCTTCTTGAAAGAGAAAGTATTCTTGAATTAAGAGGCTATGTAATCCCAGAAGATCATGAGTTATCTTGGAGCGCACATGAAAACAATTGGAACCCTGCTCATGAAGCTAGTCTTGATCTTTGGTATGGGCCTGAAGCTCTTTATGTAGTAGATGATAAGGTAGCAGTAGCTGAAGACAAGACAGGTAAGAAAATTGATGTATATAATACAGACAACGGCGATCAACCTGCTTTATCTACTATTTCTTTAAATGGTTTTAAAGGAATGACGTTTGCAAACAGCGAAGTTCTTTATCATGATCCAAATGACAACGACCCAGACATCGGAACTTATGATTCAACTGTAGATGTATCAGAAAATGGTCTTCTTATTGCGGCTATGGTTAATTATGGTGCTGATGAGAACTCAAACAACAATCTAATTGTTGGTACAAATGCTGGTAATGGTGGTGCTGGTGGAAGTAATGACTGGAATCTTAGAACAAAAGATAATGTTGATCCTGAATTATATAGGTGTGATTGGGGAAATCAAAATACAGACAATCCTAATGCAACTGCACCTGACGGCAATGACTTTATAGTTTGGGGTCCAGTATCAGGTTCAGGAGTTAGAACATGTGTTAATGGTACAAACATTGTTAATGGTGCCATTGGTACATTAAATAATATTGCCGGTGGTCGTATCTTAAATATAGGTGGCATGGTTAACAGCACTAGTGTAGCTAGTGGGTTTACAGGTACTATTTATGAAGTGATTGTATTTAAAACTTATAATTCTGACTCACTTAGAAACAAAATTGAAGGGCATTTTGCCCATAAATATGGGCTGACTGGCAACTTGCCAAGTGATCATCCCTATAAATCTACACCTCCAAAAGCGAAAGGATAATTACATGGCATATGGAAGCAGAAGCACTGGTGCAAGCCGCGTTAAGGCAACCAGAGAAACAAAGCCTCGCAAAGGAGCTAAGAGATCTAAAGCAATGTCTCGTGGCTCACACCCAGTAGGATCAAAAGGTAGCCCAGCGGCTAGGAAAGGTAGAAAATAATGCCAAGCGGACCAGGAACTTACGGATCAAAAAAGGGCAGACCTCCTAAGAAGAACGGCCCTAAAAACAAAAAGGTTTCTAGCGTTAAAGGTGGTCCCCCAAAGACTCCCGTTAGAAGTGTTAAGAAACCCGGACAGAAGAAGTGAAAAAATCTAACAATAACAAGGAGTATGTCAGGGCTAACACCGGACTTACCCCAGACTTCAAGAAAAAAGCAACTCGCAAAATGAAGAAGCGAACTATTGCTAAGGAGAATAAACCAAATGGACCCAAATCAAACACCTGAACAATCTCCAGAGGGGACTCAGGTAGGACATGACATTGTGATGCCTGCTGAGCCTACGGAAACCCCACAAGTTACACAGGAACGGCAGGCTTTCCAACGTTATGTTAAAGAACAAGGGGAGACTATCCCATCTAACTTTAAAAATGTAGACGATTGGTTTAATTCCTTGAAGTCTGCACAAAGTGAATACACAAAGTCTCGGCAAGAAATTGCTGAGTTAAAAAAGAATTATAATGAAACAGGAGTTTCAAATCCTAATTATGACCCGAAGGCTCAAGAGCAACCAGCCCCTGAACCAAAACAGCCGGTCGTTGAAGACGTAAGTAACATGCCTGATGAGTTAGAAATCAGCAAACCAACAGAACCTACATACGAAGCAGGCGTTAGCCAAGAAGATTGGGTGAAGTGGGGAGCAGAGATTGATGCTCAAGGTGACCTCTCTGAGGCTACCAAACAGGAAGTTGCAAAGCGTTTGAATGCGGATCCGATTGTTGTGGAGCAGATGGTAAGAGGTAGACAAGCTATGCGTAAGCAGACGTTTGATCAATCCGCTGCGGTTGTTGGCGGTTCGGACAATCTAAAAAGGATTTTGAAGTGGGCTGGAGACAACTTGCCACAAGCAGAGATTGAAGCTGCTAATCGGGCAATGCAAACTGAAGCAAGTCAGTCTGTATTGTTTGGATTAAAAGCTAGATTCGATGCGGCTAACCCACCTGCTCAGGCACCTCAACCTGAACCTACTGTTTCATCCCCCAATGCCATGCAGGCAGGACAAATTTCTCGCCCCGGAGTAGAAGCACAAGCTTTTAATTCGGAAGCAGAAATGAAGGCAGCTATTTCTGACCCTCGGTATCGTACCGACATTGCCTTTCGTCAAGCCGTTGAGCAAAGAATTATTATTTCTTCTCAGCATGGTTACAAGTTTAATTGACCCTAATAATCCCTAGAGAAAGGGACTAGGATAATCATGAGCTTAATTATTTTATTTAAATTATCTTAATTAAGGAGATTATTCAATGGCTAATGAAGCTTATCCATTAAATGTAAATGGAGACGGTTGGATTACTGGCGGTCAAGCCCCCGGTACTACATCTGCAAACACTATTGGCGGTGCTACCGTCAAGCAAGACGGGACAGCTGATTACTGGCTTCCTATTTGGTCTGGCGAGATTCTAAACGCTTATGACCAATACAACATCTTTGAACCACTAGTTACTACTAAGTCTATTACCTCAGGTACTACCATGCGATTCCCAATCACTGGCACCGTTGGTATGAAGGCTCAGTGGAAGGCTGGCGAAGAGCTTGTAGGCTCTAGCGACATCAGCTCACCTGAGTGGTTCGACATCTCGCTCGATTCGAGACCAATGGCCTCGCACTTTGAGCTTGATGACATCTCGCTACTACTCACTCAGTGGGAGTATCGTTCTGAGCTAGCACGACAGGCTGGTCTTTCTCTTGCTAACGCTAGAGACAAGCAGATTGCATGTCTAATTGCTCAGGGTGCTTTCATGAATGCACGTAGCCCTGCGATGTCTAAGGGTGGTAACATGGCTACCTCTAGTGCTAACGGGATTGTTCAGACTGCTGACTATAGTGATGCATCAACTTATGATCTTGAAGCCAATTCAGTCTTTAACTACCTTGGTCACACTGGTCCTAACACCACTAACACTACTCGTACTAACGCTGCTCTACTATTCCTAGAATATCTTGAGCGTTATATGATTAGGCTACAGGAAATGGATGGACCTACTGAAGGTGTCTATGCATCCGTAACTCCTCAGGCTTTCCAAGACATCCGTGCGCTTGGTATTGCTCGAACTGCGGCTGCTATTGGTACTGGAAACACTACACCTAACAGCATGCAACCAATGTTCGGTGGCGTTGCTGACGCTGGTGGTCTTGGTGCTGGTTACAGAACTGGCATGAACGCACTCTCTGATACTCTTGAGTACATGGGCGTTACTATTGTCAAGACTAACCACATGCCTAAACAGACTGTTAAGGCTAACGATGCCGCAGCTGCATATGGTGTTACTGTTTATAAGACAGGTGT